AACATTCTAGGTAGTAGCTGAATACTTGGTAGATGAGATGTTACTTGCCGTTTCTAGATCTGGTTCAGAATCAAGATAGATGTTGAATGATGAGTTTGTTGGAACAGTTGAAACGGTGAAGGTTCCACTGTAAGGATTTTCGATAATATTGATGAATGATGTTGGATCAACCAAAGAATCAGCACCACTATAGTCTTGTGCATAGTAGTAAATGATCTGTTCAATATCAGATGTCAGTTCGATGGTCACATATGTATCAACTGTGGTAATAGAATTTGTCTGTCTCAGTGGAACATTTCTGAAGTCAAATTCAATCTTATTGAGGTTGTCCTTAGAGAAGTTCAGATAATATCCAAGGTTGGATGGGTGGGAGGTGTCAAACTTGTATCTCTGACCTCTAATTAGAGATAGAACTGGTGCCTTGGTATACACAAACACGTTATTGATGTTTGCACCAAATGAGAATCCAGAAACCTCACTTGGAACTGTGCTTAGATTCTCGGAAACCGTAGCATCTTCTGCCTCATAGATGAAGTCTCTAATTGTTGGAGTTGCATAAACGTTCTTGTTACCAGTCCAAACAGACTCATTGAAACCAGCAACGTTAATGATTTGTCCAGGAGTCAAACGATGACTTAGTGCTGTTCTGACAAAAACATATTTTGTTTGACTGAATGAAACTGGATATGTGCTTGGAGTATCACCAACTGTGCTGGATGAGACAGTATTTCCAGATCCAATTAACCAAGGTGAGGTGCCAAGATCATACAGGAGAACTTGATTTCCTGTCACTTGAGCAACAATACCTGTAGCACTAGTATTTGCCTGAGTCAGAGTAGATCCAACAGTAAATGATGGATTGATATTCATATTGAGTTGAATGACTCTTCTAGTTCTAACAACGTTTGCTTGCTCAATGTAATATTTCTCTTTCACATTTGCAACAACTTTTAGTTCCAAACCGTCAGGATTTGGAATAGTTGCAATTCTAGTTGAGTAGTTGGTGACTACAGGATTTGTGATATAGTCATTTGCGAGTGTCAATCCAGAGGCAGGAGCATCAGAAATATCAAATTGTTGAATACCTAGAGCACCGTTGGGGATAGTTGTAATATTTCTCGTTGATGTTGACAGATCTGCAAAATTGTTAGAAGCATTAACTGTAAGAGTATATTCTGCGTTATAGTTGTTCTTAGTTGAGAAGTTGATAACAGTATCAACCGCAAAACCTGCACTATAAACTGAAGGATTTTCTGGATCAATTTGGTACAGATTTACTGCAGTTCCCACAAGGGGACCAGAAACATTATCTAGAGATAGATCATAGCTGATCGTATCCCAAGACTTGACATAACCTGAAATAGTATTTCCACTGTTATTGACAATGTAAACTTTACGACCAAAAGTTAGTTGACCAACCTTTGAATAGAATGTCCAAGTGACACCACCATCAGATGCATCACTTGTAATATGAGTCGGAGGTGTTGCACCAGATGTGCCACCCGCAGCAGTCTTGTAGATATTTCCAAGATGTTTTACGAAATCACCTGCACTGTAAGAAGTTGCTGTTTCCCAATCAGGATGGACTGATAGGGTTGCCTCTGCAGTTCTTGGATACTTTTTAGAAACTGTTGTTTGATCTGGTTCGACCCTGAAGTCATGATCCTTTCTAAACTTAAATACGATTAGGGACTCTTGAGATAGACGATATCCATTATTGATATCAAAGGGGGCAACATAATTTGTGCCAATCTCAGTAGATCTGACAGCACATCCAGAGATAATTGTGTCACCAGAAAGATCTGCTGAACATCCTAGAATGAATGCACAATCATAGTTTTCATCTTCTTGAGACTTGAATGATATTTTTGTTGATTCAACCTGCTCACCGAAGATATTATATTTCTGGATATAGTTGTCAACAACACCAGTCTGAGTGTTGATGTGGTTGAATGCAATGTGTAGTTCTCTAAACACATCAAATTTGATATCACCAATCTTGATTGCAGTATTTACTGCTGCATTTAGATACTTCTGCCAGTAGATCTCACCAAAATTGTATGATGCATCACCATAGGCAACTTTCAGCATCTGAATCTGATTGACAACCCCACCAGAGATCAGTTCTGCCAAAACATACATATTTCCATCTTCGTCAATATCGGATCTGATCTGACCAAATGTATCAGTTCCTGATGCTTTGAGATGCTGTTTGTTTGCAACAATATTTGGATAGTTTAAGATGTCTAGTTGTAGTTTGGTGAATGTTAGTGCCTGAGCACCAGCAGAAGCATTCTTACCAACAAGAACAACCTCACCAGGAGTGGATGTTGCATGAACGCCATAGAACCAGTCGTTTGCAGTGTTGGTATTAACCTTTCTGGAGTTTAGGACACCACCATCAGAATCAACAACGACGATGTAATTGTCATATGTTGAAACTGTGTTTGTCGTCGTATAACCAGCAACATAGATCTTATTGTCTGGACCAATAGCGACATCTTCAACATATTCTTCATTAGTTCCACTACCGCCAGAACCAGCAATATTAATTTGCCATCCGTTACCACCAACAGTCCCATCTTCAGGGTCAATTCTGTGAAGATAGATATCTGGGTTTTCAGTATCGGTTACACTGGTGTTAGTTTCACCAGCAACGATTAGATATGATTCATCGGGAGACAGTGCGAGTGCTTTCAGATTGATTTTACTGTTAAATCCACTATTTGCTGGAGTTGCTTTGATGAATTGCTTCCATTTCAGTGCTCCCGTTGCAAGGAACTTCATCACAACAGCATAGTATTCAACCTTACCTCTATCTTCGATAGCAGTATCACCAACTTCACCGTTGAAGTTTAGAAGACTGGTTGTAAATGAATCAGGAGTGAAGGTTGTAGTTGGAGCAGTGAATGATGCAGAATCATATCTTGATGTCAGTGAATATCTGAAAGAATCGATTTTCAGAATAGTTGATTTTGAGAATGCAGTATCTGCAGTGTGTCCAATCACAAAATCGGTTGTGGTTGTGAGAATTGGAGCAGGAGTTGACCCAGAATAGACAAAATCAACCTGGGAATTTGCACCAGAATCTGCACCATCTAAGAATAGTTTGATCTCATTACCATTTCTTCTGAGTGCAACATGATGCCATGTGTCATCAGAAAGTGTATCAGTATCTGTGTTCAGATTGATAGTTACTAGGGTGTCATCGGTAACAGCAGTAGCACCAGCAGTATCTTCGCAATGATATAGAAGTTTTGTGTTCAGGTCTGTAACGAATGCTGATGTTGGAGCAGTAAATGCTGCTGTATAACGTGCACCATGTGAAATGCGGACTTCATCGATATAACCATCTCTAACAGTATCAACATCATCAAAATTAGTGCCAAAGTGGAAAATTGCACTAATACCAAAATCTGTAGAGTCTGCAATCGAATTGTATTGGACACCATTAACGTAAGTCTTGATGGTTCCTGCGTTTCTAACCATAGCAATGTGATACCACTGCCCAGTTGTGATTGCAACACCAGATGATGTGTCTAGTGCTGATCCTGCACGACCATAAACGAGTTGACCTGAAGTATTAACAAATAGAGTTGGAAGTTCATCCAAACCACCAGTTCTAAAATCAAACAATGTGTTTGCTGCCGATAGATTTGCAAACTTGAAGAATGCTTCAACGGTGAAATCTGAAATGCCGAAACCAAACGCATTACTTGCTGCAGTTTCAATGGTTGCAGTTGAACTATCAGCAACTTTGATTGAGTTTGAACCAAACTTCTGATCTGCTGCCGATGTTGTAGCATTTGCAAATATTTGAGTATTGACAGATGCTCTTTGTGTGCGAACTTTAGCAGCAAGTCTACCAGTGCTATCAACATAAACAATATATGATTGATTACCTGTAGAATTGCCCCACTTGCTGAATAGAACCTTATCTGAAGTACCCCATGTACCATTGAAGAAACCTTCAGCAGTAAATTCTCCCGTTGTAGGACTTAGATCAGTCTCTGTTGGAACGGAAATATAAGTTGGGTTGGAAGTTTGATCTAGTTCAAGTGAACTTCCACCAAACTTGGATGCTGAGATTGTATAGTCAACATCACCAGTTCTGATCCAAGTTCTGCCAGTGAAGATATTTTCACCTTCACCAATAGCATACACCTCTTTGTTTGAACTTGTGGTGACCTTAGTGATTTTGATGTGATCTTCTTGTGCAGAAGATTTTGCATACCAATAAGAGGATGCTGCGTTAATTTGTGGATGCTCAACCTTAACGATGGGTGGTTTGTCTGGGTTGAAGTCTCTACCAGAGTTGAAGATATCGATATTCGTTAGCTCACCACCATCTGTAGGTTGTGTCGAACCAATAAAATCGTAACCACTACCAATAACTGTGATCTTTGGTGATGGTGTAATTCTTCTGCTGTATCCAGTACCAGATTGGGTTACAGTGAATGATTGAATACCTTCAATAACCTTGGTGAAGAAACTCTTAACAGTAGTCAGATTGTCTGCAGGGTTGTTGACAATAACTTGGTCACCAATTTCAAGACTGTGTTCACCAGCAGTGGTTACAGTTGCCTTGAATCGTGAACCATCTAGAGTAAAGGTATAGTTAGCAATGGTTAGACCAGCAATAGATCCAACAGATGCTGCAACACCAGCACCCTCAGTTCCAGTATCATCGAAGGTCAGTGGATCATTAACAGCATAGTTTGTGCCAGGATTCTCAATGGAGAAACCAGTAACACGAGCAGATTCAAATCTATTGATAGTTTCAACTTCGATATCAACTCTAGATTCTAGTGAAACTGATGGGAAGTAGTCGAACACTTCCAGTTCAGGTTCTTCTAGGAGTGTGATATAAGTTTCAGACTCGGATGTTCCAATTGCATCAACCACAGCTGTTGCACCAGAAGAAACCTGTAGTAGAACCTCATTTACTACAAACTTTTCATTTTCTGGGGCGGTTGGTGAATATTCAACTCTTAATGTACCTGTTGTTTCATTCCAGTCAACAACTGTTGCTGATTTGATCAACTGACCAGTAGATTGGATATTTTGTCCAATAACAAAGTTGGACACAACATTTGTAACTGTCAGGACTGTATCGATATATCCACTATTATCAGTATCTTCTGGTGCCAGTGCCAATGTTTCACCATCTTGACCAAAAGTTCCATCACCATTCTCTAGAATTAGTTCTGCTGATTCTTTGTTTGGAGTTCTTTCGATGTCATCAACGTCAGTATTCAGATATGCATCTCTGTATCTGGTAACATCTGTTGGAAGATATGCATGATTTGCTGTGTTAGCAAAGTTCCACTCATTAGGAACTGCTTGGAATCTATCACCAATGACATATGGGAAAACTGGGTGACCATCTGCAGATGCATCAATACCAACAAAGTATGCATACACACCACTTGGGAATTCTGGTGTCTTACAGAAACGACCATTATATTCATCTAGTGTTCCTAGGTTAAACACATATTCATAATCTTGAATGAATGTGCCTAGAGGATAGTGTTCACCAACAGAAACAACAGTTGCTGACTGTGCAGGAGCACTTTGGACGAGAGTATTTCCAACCACAGGAAGGTTTGTGAAACTACCATATGGTCTAACAACCAACTGTCCAGTGCTAGAATTCCAGGAAAGAACCTCTAGAGCTGGGTATCCACCAGCAAATTCTGCACTTGTTGGTGCACTTTGATTGGTGATAGTTGCACCAACAACAAAATCTACACCAAAATTGGTTACTTCAACAACAATTTTTGGATAGATATCTGGACCATTAACCCTATTAGTTTTGATTCTGTAGGATGTGGTCATCCTCACAGGGTCTGATGAGATTGTATTTGGGTCACTGAATCCATATGGACCATAAATGGGATTACCATCATATGCCCATCCTAGGATTGGTGAGTGATCTTTATCAGTCTGTACCTCAGTATAAGTATTTCCTACCTTCAGAAGGTTGTCAGATAGGTTATAACGGAGGAAAATTGGGTTTGATAGGTGTGCATATTCACCACCAAACTGAGAGTTTTGTGAAGTGAACACATATCCCTTTGCATCATCTAACTTCTTAGCATAGTTAGATTTCTGGTAAATGTTCTGTGATTGACCAGGAATAGTTTCTTGCTGCCAAACTTCACCATGGTTGAATTCCCACTTGAAGATTTCTACATTGAATTGGGCACCATCACCAATGGAGAGTAGGTAGACTGTAGTATTCTGTTGAGTATAGTCAATACCTTTGTTTGAAAGGGTGATAGAAACAACTCTGTCTGCCTCAATAGTTCCAGCTGGACCTAGTTGTGCAGTTGCCTCAGCACCAAAACCATCACCAGAAATGAATACTGTTGGTGGGGAAGTGTATCCAGAACCAGAAGATAGGAGTGCGATAGACTCAATTCTGCCATTGATGACCACTGGTTGTGCAGCTGCACCAACACCAGAGTTTAGTGTGACAGTTGGTTGTGTTGTATATCCAAGACCACCATTAGTAATAACAACTTCTTTAACTGGACCACGAACCTGTGCAAATGCCTCAGCACCTGTTCCACCACCACCAACTAGTGAAATTTGTGGTGCAGATGTATATCCACTACCACCATTTTCAATTAGAATTCTGGTAACGGCACCATTGGAAATAACGGCAGATGCAGTAGCACCTTCTCCACCACCACCTGCAATAGAAACGATGGGAACGGTGGTATATCCAGTACCACCACTGATAAGAATGATGTCAGTTAGAGAACCATTAACAACAACCTCACCAGTAGCACCTGTACCACCACCTCCAGTGATGATTAGATTTGGTTTGCTCTCTGCATCATATCCTGAACCAGCACTGACGACATTGATCTTAGTTAGTGAACCAAAAGTAACACCTTCTGATGATTTGTAATTATAAACTGAGACACCATTCACCCATTGACCAGTAGATCCAGAAACCGTCTCAGTTTTGGTGGAAGTTGGTTGTGTTTTGAATGGGAATCTCTTGAGGTGTCTTTGGTTGCCAGGAACTAGTGATGTTCCAATGAAAGGGCCAATATTATAGTTGGGAATTCCACTGGAAGCCACATAGCAGTAGTCACTATTGATATAAGTGTTCTGTACATTGGCAATAAACTGGTTAACATTATTGTTAATTGTCGTGTTTGTTGACTTGCCCTTGTTCAGGTTAACTGCAACAAACATTGTTCCGTTTGCATCAGTTGTTGCAGAACCATTCAAGGTATAAGTAAACTGATTGATAACACCAGTATCAGTCTGAATGATGTTAGTTACTTCATACACACCATTATAGATTGCTGGAGTAGCACCGTAGATTGTAATGCTATCACCAGTTAGGATGCCGTGATTATCATTATCAGTGGTTACTGTAGCAACATATAGACCATTATCTTGGGTGACACTGATTGAATTGATACGAAGAAGTTTTTTGACGTTATACAACCAAGATCTAACTAGTGTATCTTCACTAGATGCACCTAGGTTTGCAACCTGCAGTTTATCTCCAGGCAGATAATATGACTGAGTTTCAGTAATTTGTGTCTTGGATGCTTCTGCAATACCAAGAATTTGCATCTCGACAGGATTACCATTGATGTCAGTTGCTTTGATGTTAATATTGGAAGATACTGCAGTACCTGCTTGCAGTGAGATTCTGTCTAGATCTGGCTGCTGATAGTATCTTTCACAGTCAATAAACTGAGAAAGAGTTTTCTCTTTATATGAAACTCTCTCATAGTTATTAATAAAGAAGAAACCATTTCTCTCAGGCCAACCAATAGTTGAGTCTACAGAAATGATTCTATCCGTAGCAGAAATATTTTCTGATAGGATGGTTTTGTAAGGGACAACAAATTCCCCTACTTGAGAATCTGCGTCGATGTAGATCTCATAGATTTGCTCATTGGAAATTTGCAGTGAGATGACCTGCTGAACCAATGCAGATGCATATTGAACATTTTCATCACTAGAATCTGCAAACTGCTGGAGAATTTGACCAGAAAGTTTTGTTGGGTCACCAGTAACGACCCTGACACGAAGCAGAGTATCAATCTTCCACTGAGACGCAGATGGAGTTAGTAGTTGATCTCTTGGATATGCAACAGTGACGTTCTCACCGTACAGCATTCTGAATAGAAACTGAATACTCTTTGCCGTACCTTTTGAGACGTAAAAATCTCTAATATTCTTAATCAGAAGAGATGGGTCTACATTCTCAAAGAATGATGTTGGTAGAGTTGGTAGGAACTGCTCAACAATATTGCTGAGGAACTTTTTCAGGAAAAGAACTTGTAGGTTCTTAACTTCTGTTCCAGATCTATGGTCAGAAACAACTGTTTTCTTGAAGTTGATATCACCAAGGGAATCTAGACCTGCCAGTGCAGAGAATGCACGAGTACATCCAGTGAAAGCAGACTTCCGATATTCGGCACCAGAATCAAAGATTGTAAATCCAGTAACTTGACCCACACCAACTGTTGCTGATGCAGTAGCACCTTTTGGAGCAGAAATAGTAATCTGAGGTGGATTTGCCGAATCGTAATTCTGACCAAAGTTTGAAATCAGAATATCAGTAACTGCATTTGCAAATAGAATACTTGATGCAGACGCACCCGTGCCACCAATGGAAATTCCAGCAGCATCAAATCTAGTATCTGAGATGAAAACACTTGGTGGATCATTATATCCAGATCCCCCACTTGTCACAATAATATCAGTCAGCTGACCATTTACGATTGTTCCAGCAACTGCAGTTGCTGCAGCAGGTTTATCAATGGTGATCTTTGGTTGTCTAGTATATCCAGATCCAGAACTTGTGATTACGATGCTGGTAACAGAACCAGCAGAACTAACAATAGCACGTGCAGTTGCTCTTACACCATATGGATCTTCTGGTGGACCAATTAGAACTGCTGGGGGATTGAGTGGGTCATATCCAGAACCACCATCCACCACAGTAATTGAAGTCAGACCAGAAACGAATGTGTTCGCAGCTGCATATCTACCATCATTAGACTTGAAGGTAACCTTTGGTGGATTATAGTGAGTGTACTCTCTACCACCTTCTTTGATTGGAATTGCAATCAGTTTTCCATCATCATCAATGGTAGTAATTGCACTTGCACCAGAACCAAATTCTGGCATTGCAAACTCAATTGAAACTACATGGTGATTGGCATAATTTAGTTCAATTCCTGAATTGAGGATAACTTTATCCCCAGAAAATGCATAGTCAACAAATGGTACTAATTTGAGTCCATTATTGATGAAATAAACTAGATTCTCATGTAGAGGAGCATAAGATGATCCAAATCTAGTCAGACTATAAACCTTCTTCCCTGAGGGCAGGGTTTCAACCAAATCGGTAGATTCAATTGCATCTAGTTTGACGATTGGATCACCAATAAATCCTCTTAGGAATTTGATTGATGTTCTATTCTGATCATCAAGTGGGAGTCTTGTTCTTGGTGCAACAGTAAATTGAATTTGATTGTTGTTGAGAATCAAATAGTCAACGTCAGGTTCAAGAATCTGCCCATAAATTTCCACCACCAAATGATTGGGATCAGTGATGAAAATGGGAGAACCCAGATAGTTTAGATTGAATAGTGTATCGACACCATTAAATCTGAAGAAGAGACTATCAATCTCCACCTGCTTTCTGGAAACTTCAATTCCAGAAATACCAGTTGTAAAAATTGCCTTGGGAGACTCAGTTCTTTGTTGATATGCAATGACCTCACCGTCAACCAAGACGATGCCATCAGTGTCCTTAAACCCTTCAGTTGTTTCTACCTGAATTGAAGTATCATCCTTCAGTACGTTGGTTGTTAGAGATGTGCAAGAGGTGATTTTGCTACTTCTGTATGAGTCAATATCGAAGTATTTCGTGATATTGTTGAGGATATCCAATGGATATCCATCCCTCTCCATGGACTCGTAATATCCACGAACAAATTCAACAAAAGTTGGATAATCTTGCCTAATAAATGCAGGAAACTGACCTGCAATACGATCTGATATGGCAATATTCTTTTGCATCTCTTTTTTCTTTCAGTTGTTATTAGAAACAGTTTGGAGTGTCGTCGTCCCCAGCAATAATATCTAGGTTATCATTGGTGTCGTTCAATGTGCCACCAGTGCCTGCACCAGTTGATGTTCCAACAGATCCTGTTGTTCCACCACCCGTTGAAGTAGTGCCATTAGATCCAGTACCAGACCCGAATGAAGTTCCACCAGCAGATGAGAAATCTGATGGGTCTGTATTGCCAGTGGTGGGTGAATCAATCAGAGATCCTGCAATATCAGGAACAACATTAACCACAGGTGCAATACCACATTCAGATCCATTCACCGAAAGGTATACATCAAATTTAGAAATAATATCGTAAGTATTTGGAATAACGGAAATTTTGATTGTATTTGGGATCGTTGTACTGAGCACAGTGATGGTATTTATATCCACAACCCCAGTGTTATAGTTAACTTTTCCAGCATTCTCAGAAACATAAACTTTGACAGATTCTTCAAGTTTGAATAGTCTGAGATTGCCCATACTATCCTCATCCATGTACACAGTTGTAGCTGCACCATACTCTGCAGTTGTGAACCCAGATGATGCTAGAGATGAGATGCCATGACACTCATTATTGAGTGGTTGGTGGAAATCAATACAATACGATGCTGCAATTCCGTAAGATGGAGTGATACACTTACGAATTCTCAGTTTTGTGATGTTTGATGTAATTGATGGGTGTGCATTGTCAATTGCAGATTGAATCTTAGAATACTTAAACTTGCCATCAAACTTCTTCACACTCTCACCATTCACATAGTTTGTGATTGCGTCAGTTACATAGTTTCTAATCTCGTTTGGAGATAGATTTGTGGAATTGATGTTGTAGTATGCAGTAGTTCTGAGTTCAATCTCCAGAACCTTGGCATCAACAATTTCTGGAATAATTGATGCAATACTATAACCCTTCAGAGTTCTAACAAGATTTCTCTTCGTATTTGTATCAAGATTGAGTCCAGTTTTAGTTTTGACTGCAACAAATACTTTTCCGTACTGAGGTGGATCTAGTTCTTCACCACCATAAGCAATTACATCATCAGTATCAGCATAGATTGAACGGAAAATGTTCTCATAGTCCTTTGCGGTGACTGCTCTGTTCTGAGTTGAGAACTGTCTAGGTGCTTTAAACTTGATTTTCTCCAGAGACTCTGCCTGAACACCACCTGATGATTTTGAAATAACAGTTACAGATGCTTCTGATGTAATATCTCTTCCAGTTCCATCAATAACGGTTCCAGTAAAGGAGAAACTACCAGCATTGTTTGCATCTGGACCGTGAGTTTGAATATAGTACAATTCCACGACTTCACCGTCGATGGATGCCCTACCAAACACGCCATCACCGAAGTAGACCTCGTATCTTAGATCTTCAACTTCTTGGATAAAATATACACGATCTTTTTCATCCAGATCAATGATATTTTCTGCTTTTACATAGTTGTTTCTAATAGTAGAATTTTCAGACTGCCTGACATAAACTTTTAGAGTTGAGATATCAACATTTTCAGCAGGAACAACAAATCTCTGCTCAGGATTTGTTTTATCTACCACATAACTGTAGTTTAGGAGTTGCCCTTCAAACACAGTCAGATTTGCCCACTGTGCAGAACCAGTAACAGAATTAACAAACGTTGTTACATCTTCTGCAATAGAAAACACATAGGAATCATTGTCGATTCTTGCTGCAAGAACGGAACCTGCTTTCAGGGTAGCAGTATTTGGAAATCCACCATCCACTAGAGGAGGAACAACCAGATTTAGTGTGACAACTGACTTTGATGCACTAATTGAATCGGGTGTATAGTTAAAATACTTAAGAATATTAACTATGTTGTCCCTAATGGTTGATGTTGGTAGAAAAAGTTCGTTTACAGCAAGGTTTGCATTGAACGCACTGTAGTAAGTGTTGTATGCAAGGGTATCAATGAGATATGAGAGGGTTGAACCTTCAAAATCGTAGTCAGTAAATTCCGACCTAGTTCTAAGGTAAGACTTAATAGACTCTTTGATTTCTTCAAAATCAAGAGTCGTTAAATTTGAGGGTCTAGTTGCCATTTTTTACCTTGCTAGTAGGAATGTCACAGTCTGTGAAAGTGGTTGTCCAATTATCAAGAATTCAATCTCAATCTCAAGTTCATTACTATCTTCCAATAAGTATATATCTGTCCTGATCAGGCTTACCCTTGGTTCATAGTTCTCAATTGCAATTTTAATCTCATCTCTCAGAGTTTCACCAAGAAATTGGTCTGCCTGCTCAAAAAGTAGATCAGTTACCTTTGAACCATACTTGGGTTGGAAGGGTCTCTCTCCAAATCTGGTCAGGACGATATTCCTAACAGCATCACGAATGGCATTCGCATCCTTCACCTGAGTTATATCAGATGTGACAGGATTTTTCAGAAATGATAACTTCACATCTCTGAATGCCCTTGAAAAATCCTTAATTTTTCCTGTGATTGCCATTAGAATCTTTCGACGTAATCGTCAAACCCTTCCTTACCACCACACCAACGAGATAGTCTGTTGACTGGAGGAGAGTTGGGTTTAGTTTTGTTTTTATTCAGATATTTATCTGCCCTAGGATCAGTAATTAGAACAGTTGTGCCAAAGTCTTGTTGCATAATATTGGGCACATTATCTGGAATGGGATGATTTGCCATGTAACCTCCTAAGAACTGTTGCCAGAACTTTTAAAGGGGTTGCTATCCCTCACAATTTTATTTAGCAATAAAAAACCACCCCTGTTTAGAGATGGTTGCAATTTATCAGTTTTTGCCTTGTCCACGATAACGTTTGCGACGACCATTACGTGAAGATGATCCCAAATGAGTATTCTTGGACATCCCCTGTCGAGTTTTCTTCGGGGGACCAGCAGTGTAATTCGACCGAACTAGACCAACTTTTGCTTTTGCCATTAATGAATGAACCTCAACAACTCAGATATTATACCATAGAATTTAGCATGTGAACACAGTCCAGGTTCCTGTTGCAATTCTAGATGTGCATGGAGCTGGACCTGGGATACCAGTGCCTAAAGCATCACCAACCCTCGCAATTGGCACTCCTGTGACCAAAACTGTTGGTGGTCCACCCGCCATTGGGATTGCCCAAGGAGTAACGATTCTGGGGTGGCCACCTGCCCCTGCAACGTCCTCAATCGATAGAACTTGGCAACCGAACGGAACTGGGCATAAACCCCCCTTGCAGGGGATTTTAACGAGATTTGTGCCAATAGCAGGATGTGTAACTAAAACATCCCCCTGAACCAAAGGTGGTTGCTTCTCAACAAATACTTTTCCCTTGACTGCAATAAGTGGAGTTGTTGGTGTAGGCAACCAGGCACATGAATCATTTTTAAGAAGCATTGGCACTGGAATGGGTGCACCAACGTTCTGGTGAATGAATGCAGGCAAAAGAATTCCATGCCCTGAGCAAAATCCACTTGGAACTCCGACTGGTTTATATCCCATCTTACTTACAAGAACGACCAATTAGCATTTGATGGATGCTCATTATATGTTTTAATGATATTGCTCCATCTTTCAGCTGCTTTGCTGAAATTATTCACAAAGTATTTAGAGTAAGAGAACGTAATTGGATAATTTGCTTGTGGTGGACAGCAAGGTACGCCACAAATTGGAATTGGTGTTTCTGCTGTCCCAGTATCACAATTTCCAGTAAATGTCATGGTGATTGTGAAAGTTCTCTTCACTTGTTCTCTTTTATCGGGAACCCATTTGACGGGCATGATTTTTAGTTCCGTAGTTGATAGTGGAATATCTCTCCACCTTCTTACGGGCCCGTATTTTTTGACCTTGGTGTTTGGCAGATCTTGAATTTTGATAATATTCTCCGCATTGTGTTTAGCAGTGCGTTCAGTCATTTCATTGATGACCTTGATAAGGTTCGTAGTATTTTTCTTCCCATCATTATCTGAGAATGTGTTGTTGAAGATTTTATCTAGATAATCACCATCACGTTCATCTGCACCTAAGAAGTCCGTATAATTTTTAGAATCCTTCACTGAATCTGGGTTATCTTCCATTTCTGGAATCTGTCTTCTTGATTGTTGATCAGTATATTGAACAACTTGTTGAGTAGTTACGGCTTCATGTAGGGTTGTGTTGATACGATTCAATGCTTTTGGTGCTGATATGAGTCGATAATCTGTAACAGTTGCATATAGTTGCTTTGCAGAGAACCACAATCTGTCTCCAGGACTGATTTGTCCTAGAACTTCCGTACAAACAAGAGTAGTTCCACCATATTCAATCCTATTAACAATGCCAGTACCCTCATTGTCCTCGGTTACAAAATCATCACCAACCTGAATTGCACTAATATCCGTGGCAGAGAACACACCTTCAACAATTGCAGGGGAAGTTACTCCTGCAGCAAATTGTGGTGTTGTAATAGTTGTTGTACTTTCCGTGTATCCATACCCCTTATTGGTCAAAACTGCATCAGTTAGAGTAAAATCACCAGCAGTAGCAGAGATTTGGAGTTGAGTTCCCGTAATATACGGGGAAGTTGGCAAGCTTGCCGTAAATTCTGGCACTTGACTAGCAGTACCAGGAGTATTTGTGATGGTTACTTCGGTAATTTTGCCGTCATAGTTGGTAGAAACTGCTTTTGCTGCCTCTCCAATCCATGTCCAGAGCAAATTACCGTCACTCGCAGTGCCAGAAGTGTGTGTTGGAGCAGTTAAACCTGAAGTTCCTGTCGCAGCTGCCTCATATAAGTTGGGTCCGAGGTAAACTTGATCTCCAATTGTGTATGGTTCGTTACCAACCCACGCATCTCCAATGTAAATTATCGGATTTGAAGTAGCACCATCACCAGGAGTCACGGTAATTGCAA